GGAGTCCTGCGCCTGAGGACGCTGATGGTCTCATCACTGAGGCTAAGGCTACCTTTGAGCGGACAGCTCAGGGCTTGCGAACCGACTTATCAGCTATTCAGGAATATGTAAATAAAGACGGCCAGCGACAGGAAGCCCTACAGCGATATACTCGTGAGGAGAGCGCGAGACAAGCGACAGCAGTCCGTGAGCTGGTCAATCGTGATTTCGTTGGTAAGGCTACTTATCAAGAAGATGTTAAGGGTATCAATCAGAGGCTTGAAGCTGTTAAAACTAGTGCGAATAAAGACATCGCTAGTCAAATCGCTAGCTATCGTCAATCTGTAGATGGTAAGTTCACGGATATTTCAAGTCAGATAACGACTTATAAGCAAGATGTGGGCGGTCAAATCAGTGGTCTATCAAATAGACTTACAAGCAGTGAGCAAGGAACCACTACTCAGATTTCAAATCTTTCAAATCGGATAAACAGTAATAAACAAGGCACAGATAATCAGATTTCAAATTTAAAGACTCAGGTCGCTACAAACAAAGCGAATGCTGATAGTCAATTTGCGAATGTGACCAATCAACTAGCGCGAAAAGTAGAGACTACTGACTTCCAGCGTGTTAAGGAAACCAGTAAACTTTACGAGCGGATTCTGGGTAATAGTAAAAACGGGATTGCAAATACGATTGCAAGAATGGCTATGACCCATCAGCTCTTTCAGGTTGAAGTATCGAAAAACGACCATCTGAAAACCGTTCAGAGGCAGCTGGCAGGTTCCTGGTCGGTTCAAAACATCAACAGTGCAGGTGATTTGATTTCGGGCATTAATCTAGGCGCCAATGGACATAACCGCTTCGTTGGGAAATTGACCCACATCACTGGCGAGACCCTGATTGACAGAGCAGTCATCAAGTCTGCCATGGTTGATAAGCTGAAAACGGGCAATTTTGAAGCTGGTTCGGTCACGACTACGATATTAGCCGCTGAAGCGGTCACGGCCGAGAAAGTGAGATTTGATGCTGCGTTTATTAGGAAAATGACTGCAAATGACGCTTTTATTGACCAACTGACATCTAAACGTATCTTCTCTACTAAGGTTGAGTCCGTCATTTCTAGTTCAACCTTCCTAGAAGCCTATCAAGGTCGAATCGGTGGATTCACTATTGGGCGTTTTGCTCAAGGAAGAGGTCGCTGGATTTCTGGTATCAACCAATTCTCAGTTGGCATGGGGAATGGTGAAGGAGGAGGCTATAATGGCGAAAATACCGCATTTTGGGCGAACTGGGGTTACAGTTGGAACTCTCCTGGCCCCAATGCTTGGTATGTAACAACATCAGGAAATATGTATTGCCGAAACGGAGCAGATTTCCACGGGAAGGTTGACTTTTCGAATTCATCGAGAGTAAACTTTTATGGGAATACTACTTTTTCTCGTTCTCCTGTGTTTTCAAATGGTATCGAACTTGGAAGTAAAGACGTCTTTGGTGATGGTTGGAATCCCAAAGGCGGAAGGAATGCGGTTGTTTGGTGGAATCAGGTCGGTAGTGGTAGCGTGAAGTATTGGATGGAACAAAAATCAGACAGACGCTTAAAAGAGAACATCACAGATACAGCTGTGAAAGCCTTGGACAAAATCAACAGATTAAGAATGGTTGCATTTGATTTCATCGAAAGTAAGAAACATGAGGAGATTGGTCTAATAGCTCAAGAGGCTGAAACCATCGTTCCAAGAATTGTTTCACGAGATCCTGAGAATCCAGATGGCTATCTACATATAGACTATACCGCTTTAGTTCCTTACTTAATCAAGGCCATTCAAGAATTAAATCAAAAAATAGAAAAAATGGAGAAAACAATAGCATGAATAACAACATGTTGACCAATATCGCACTTAAAGCAATTCAGGAGCTTGCTCTTGAAAATAGAAAACGAACAGATAGATTGGAGAACTTAGAAAATGAACGCAGAACAGCTTAACCAAGCCTTACAAATGACAATTAGTGAAATGTCAACAACTTCAACAAATTCGATGATTACAAGTAATGTCTTGAGTATTCAGTTGGATGAGCAAAGGGAAGAGAATCAAAGACTTCAAGCACGAGTGGATGAGCTGGAAGCTCTGCTTGATGAACAAACTAAACCAGCAGACAAAGGAGAATAGACATGGCAGAAACAATTCAAAACACAGATAACTTGCTAGACCTTACAAAAATCACAGAACCATTTGATCTTGCGAGTGCTTTGCGCTACATGAAAGAAAGTGGAGAGTTCATTCGTTGCAAGAATGTAAACGATGACTTCTATATGTATCGTGATGTTCAAAAACGTCCTGTGTTCGTAAATGGCCGTCGCCAATTCAAGGATGTTGAAACCGTTTGGGCCTTCAACCAGTGGGGTGGTACAATCACAACAATCAACGTCGCCATTCTGTTGAATCAGGAATTCTATATCATGAAATTTGATGCAGAGGGCAATCCTGACTGGACGGATCCAACGGTAGAACCTAAAGAATAGGAGATGTGTATGAAAATTGAATTTTTCAATTTTTTCCGAAGCGTCGTCCAGACTGAAGATGGTCTGGTCTTGTACGCTCTGGCATTGATTGTCTCAATGGAAATCATTGATTTTGTCACAGGGACGATTGCGGCGATTGTCAATCCTGACATCGAGTACAAGAGCAAAATCGGCATCAATGGGCTATTTCGTAAGATTTCAGGGGTTCTCTTACTGATGATCCTCATTCCGGCGTCCGTTTTGTTGCCTGAAAAGACAGGTTTTGCATTCTTGTACTCAATCTATCTCGGGTACATCGCATTTACTTTTCAATCTCTCATTGAAAATTACCGCAAATTAAAAGGAAATGTTACTCTTTTTCAGCCGATTGTAAAAGTATTTCAGCGATTACTTGAAAAAGATGATGATACGAAAAAAGGAGAATAACAAATGCAACAAATTACTGAAATCATTACTAATGGAGCAATCAGCATCCTAGTCATTTTAGCAGGGGTGGTAGTTAGGGCAGTCAAGGACTACCTGGTTCAAAAAGGTGGAGAGAAAGCGGTGATCATCGCTGAAATTCTAGCTAAAAATGCAGTTAATGCCGTGGAGCAGGTAGCTGCTGAAACTGGCTATAAGGGCGAAGAAAAGCTGGAGCAGGCTCGTGCTAAAGTCCGTGCTGAGCTTACAAAATACAATATTAGCATGACTGACAAAGACTTAGACACCTTCGTAGAGTCAGCAGTGAAGCAGATGAATGACGCATGGAAAGGACGATAGGGAATGGATATCGATAGAAACAGACTACGTACAGGCTTGCCCCAGGTTGGGGTGCAGCCTTATCGACAAGTACACGCCCACTCAACAGGCAACCGTAACTCAACAGCTCAAAATGAAGCGGATTATCACTATAGAAAGGACCCTGAACTAGGGTTCTTTTCACATGTTGTCGGAAACGGCCGTGTCATGCAAGTAGGTCCTGTGAACAACGGAAGTTGGGATGTTGGGGGCAGTTGGAATGCTGAGACCTATGCAGCGGTTGAACTGATTGAAAGCCATTCAACTAAGGAAGAGTTTATGGCTGACTATCGCCTCTATATCGAATTGCTACGCAATCTAGCGGACGAAGCAGGCTTACCGAAGACTCTTGATACAGACGACTTGGCAGGTATCAAGACGCATGAATACTGTACCAATAACCAACCAAACAACCACTCAGACCATGTGGATCCATATCCATATCTTGCAAGTTGGGGCATTAGCCGTGAACAGTTTAAGCAAGACATCGAAAACGGCTTGAGAGCTGCAACAGGCTGGCAGAAAAATGGCACTGGCTACTGGTACGTACACTCAGACGGCTCTTATCCAAAAGATAAGTTTGAGAAAATCAACGGTACCTGGTATTATTTCGATGGCTCAGGCTATATGCTTTCAGACCGCTGGAAGAAGCACACAGACGGTAATTGGTACTACTTTGACCAATCAGGCGAAATGGCCACAGGCTGGAAGAAAATCGCTGACAAGTGGTACTATTTTGATGTAGAAGGTGCTATGCAAACAGGTTGGGTCAAGTACAAGGACACTTGGTACTACTTAGACGCTAAAGAAGGTGCTATGGTATCAAATGCTTTTATCCAGTCAGCGGACGGAACAGGCTGGTACTACCTCAAACCAGACGGAACACTGGCAGATAAACCAGAGTTCACAGTAGAGCCTGATGGCTTGATTACGACTAAATAAAATGTGATATAATGGTTATGAAATAACGGAGGAATTTATGAATCACGAAAAAATCGGTCAGGTTACCGATGAAGTAAAAGAAATTTTTAATATTGTTCTTGAAGCAAGTGAAATCAAGGTCAACAAAGAAGGTTTGAGAAGCCATATGTTGAAACGCCATCATAATGATGTGATCCATCATATTGAAGACTTGGAACTTATACTAAGAAATCCAGATTTTGTTGGAGTCAATCCGCGAGAGAAAGACGCTAGTTTTGAATATGTGAAAAGATTTGATGATAATGTTCTCGTTGCCATCAAGTTACATAAAAGTGGTGATTTCTTTTATGTTCCGACCATGTATCGCTTGCAAGATTTCAAGTTACAAAATCGTATTAAGTCTGGTAGATTGAGAAAACTTGACAAAAAAAGTAAATAGTGCTAGAATAATATTAACGAAAGACATTTGAGGGCAGAAAGGTTCCTGCCGCACCTTGGAAAAGGTATCTGAGATGCTGGGTACACCGACCAGCCAAGTGTCCGTTATTTCAAAGGAGGGGCTTAAATGCTCCTTTTTTATTTAAAATTTCAAAATAGATTACACCAACCGCAGGCTCAGGCTTGCGGTTTTTTATTTGCAAAAACAGGCATTTTGAACGATTAGAAAGCAAAATCACAATCCTATTCTTCAAAAAAGCGTTTACATGAAGAATAGGGAGGAGAATGGCAGGGCATTATTGTCAAAAACGGTGTTTTGTCAAAAATAAAAACAGTGACCGAAATCACTGCTTTTTAAGTTCCTGGGCGTATGTTATCATGCTGATAGCGTGTTTTAGACGCATATTCATAATATCTGACACACCATTTTTATACTTGTCCACGGCCTGAATAGACATGCCACAGTTTTTGCTAATAGCATAGGCTGTGGCGTTGTCTAAAAGCCAGCGGATAGCTTCAATATCTACTGACATATATTACCTCGTAAAATACCAAATCGCAAATAGAAGTAGAACAAATCCAATAATGAATTCAACTTTTTCACGCTTGGTGGTTTTTCTAATTTTAAGATTTACTTTCATTGTTTTTCCTGTTATAATTTAAGTACACCCCCTAAGGGGTGGATAGTGATTTCTCACTATCCAATTTCTAAGTGCCATTCAAAGCTGATTATAAATAAGTTTATTTTGATGACTAGCTTATTTGTTTTGACTTTGAGTGGTTTCTTTTTGAACTTAAACATTTCATGTTCCTTTCTACTAGTTTCCTTGTCTAAGGTTTCCTCCTTAACCTTATGTATCTATTATACAACTTTAGTTGTGGAAAGTCAATGGTTTTGATAAATTTTTTTCAAAAAAATAGACCTTGTCCAGAGGTCGGGGAGTTGGAGGGGACACCCTCCAAGAGTGTTGATTTAATAAGATTTTATTTTACCTTTTTCATAATAATCTCCCTTAACTCCACCCAATCAGGTGGAGTTTTTTAGCTTTATTTCAGGCTTTTGGGGACTATTCTAAAAATAATTTTTCGATATTTTTCGGTATTTTTCGGATTTTGGTCGGGGAATTGGCGGGGACTTTTTTAGCGAATATGACTAAGAAATAGGTCTGTTGTCGCTTCAGCAAGTTCGTCCTCTACTTGATTGTAACGATCCGTCATATAAACCTTTGTATGCCCCAGCGCCTGGCTTAATTGTTCAAGCGGAACCCCTGCAATAATGCTTTGAGTCGTGAAGAAGTGGCGCATCATGTGAGGTGTTACATGCAATCCTGTTGCTTCATTCACTAGATTGAAGTTTCTATTTAGCTGGTTTGGATTGATGAGACCACCTTTCTCGTTGATAGTTATATAATCCTTGTGCTGTTCCTTGATAATTCCTAACTTTCGCTTAATCTTAGAAGCTTCAGCTATCAGATAATAGATCAGGTCTGTTCCGATATCATCAAGGCAGACATATCGCTCTGAATCCTTCGTTTTAAGCCCTCCTTTCCCTTTTAAGGTCTGGTTGCTTCGACTGTCTCTAAGATGCAGTATAGCCCGTCCGCTGTCGTTCTGAGTGATGTCCATTGGACGCAATCCAAAGACTTCTCCTCTTCTCAATCCAAAAATGGTAAGATAGGTCAGAGCGTAGAATTGTTTTGGCATAATCTCTTCTGCCTTTGCTATCCAAGTCTTAAACTCTTTGAGAGTCACTTTCTTGTTAGCAGCAGGGATATCACTCTGGCCAATAAAGACACCTTTCAAGCGATTTGAGAGCAGATTACCATTTTTCACGGCATCATTCAGCAATGCCATGAAGCTGGAATTGAGGGTTTGAACAGTGTATCTGGTATGGTTCTGCAACTTTTCAGCGATAAAGAGTTCATACTCATTTCTATCCAAATTTTTAAGCAGGGTAGAACCAAACTTTGCCTTGATATGGTTCTTGTAGAGATTATCATTGAGGTAGTAGGAAGTGTCATTCCAGCGCCCTGTTGACAATCTCTTTTCAGAATAAATATCCCAATATTGATCAAGTGTCAGATTCGTATTGATACCTAATTCTTGTTCTTGGATTTGTTGCTCAAGCTCTACCAAGGCTGCACGAGCTTGAGGGAGAGTTGTGAAACCACTTTTACTTTTTTCTCTTTTTTTACCTCGGAAGAAAAAAGAACGTCTGACATAGTAACGCTTGCCTTTAGCAGTCTCATAGTAATAGATATTTGGGTATTTTGTTTTATTATATTTCATTGTATTCTCCTTGTTTATCGGCTTCTGGACAAGGTCTAAACATTGAGAATATTGACATCACCCCTTTCATGGTGTAAAATAGGGTATAGAAAAGAGGCCTTTTTAATGGCTGATTTTTTATAAGGGTGGGCTTCACAATCAAACTTTGGCGAGGGAGATTGTGGAGCTTTTTTGTTTTTAATTCAACAAAAAACGGTAACTAAATTTATAGTTACCGTTTCTGCGTGGCAGCTTGTGCCAACCAGGTTATTTGCACCAGGATTTCCCCTAGGCTAGTAACTATATATTATCAAATATATTTCATTTTGTCAAAAATGGAAAGTTGAGTCTTCACACTCAGAATTTAGAGATAGAGAGTGTGGGGATTTTTTTATTTCTTGACTTTATCTTTTAAAGCCTTCTCTATGGCTTTCTTTAATTCCAAAATAGATGCTTTTTCATCTTTGGTAAAGGTTACTGTGTTTTCATCTTTTACGGCATCAAACACACCACCTTTTGTATCAGAAGAACCAGGGTAAACAAGTTGAAGATAGCCAACAGTTGAGCCAGGTTCTTTCAATTGGTATGCTGTAATCTCAGAGAGGAGAATTGACTTTTCGCCATCAAGACCATGAAGAAGAACATTAGATACATTTGACTTTCTTGCAATCCTGATAAAATAATCATCGATTCTTACAACAGTTTTTGATTTCTTAAACTCAAAAACTCGCTCATTCGGTTCCTCTGTGAAGAGTTCAACCTCTAAACTTTCATCTTGCTTTTTACCAAACAATGCCATAAGTAGTTCCTTTCTTTTTCTGCTTCAGCAGTTTATAAACATATTTAACCAATTAAAGTCTGATATTCCTCTTTTACCATGACTTCATTTGTCACGGTTTTAAGATTGTAGTAGGACATGAATTTGAGGTAATCAAACTCTTTGGGGTCGTCTAAGCTTTCTAGTGCGTCTTTTACGAGATGATGGATCATATTCCTATCAGCTTCGTTTTCACAGCGTAGGCGAGCGTTCTGGTACTCTGAGCGTGTGTGGTCTTTGTGTCCGAGTTCATGCAGTAGTACCTTAACTCTCTCTTTTTTGCTGAGTTTATTGGATAAGAAAGCTGTGTTGGTTTCTTTTTCGTAAAATCCAAGTTCGTCAGGTATTAGCTCACCGTCAAAATCGACAATGCGAACCTGAAAATGACTTATAATTTCTTTTTCAGTCACTAAGCAATACCTCTAATCACCAGCTTCTTTGAGATAACCTTCAATGATAGACTGGATGATTTTCTTCTTTTCGTCTGTTAATTCTCGACCGCCGAACATCATGACATTAGATGCCATCTCTTCAACATTTAGTGCCTTTCCTTGCCAAGTGTACTCTTTTGAATCACCAGCGATGGCAGGATTATCCGTGCGACCAAGCAAATAATCTAAAGATACATTTAAATAATCAGCGATTTCTTGCATTCTTTCCGTACTAGCTTTTTGTTTTTTCAAGGAGTAGAGTGTATTTCTACTATATCCAAGCTTTTCTTCTAATGCATTTATTGAAAGTCCTTGTTTATTTGCAAGTTCTTTTATTCTTTCAAATGTCAGAAACATTGTTTTATCAACCTTTCTAAGCATTACGAAAAAATAATTAAATTATTTAATTAAAACTGTTGACAAAATTAAATAAATAATTTAGAATTATAATCGTAAGCTAAAGAGTTAGCGAACAAGACAACTAAAAAATAAAGCCTAATGAAACTGATTGGCGTCCGTTTTTCTAGGTATAACCTTACTTTTAGTAGGTCTTTTCTCTATGTTTTGATTTTAAATCATTTATTTAAAAATGTCAAGAAATTCGCTAACTTTTTAGATGATTTTTTAAAAGGAGGTGAGGAAATGAGACCAAGACGATATCCGTATAGTGGGAAAAAAGAGTCCACCTTCGTAAAGGCAGACCCTGA